TTGCTGTGTGGAAAGATAGCGGCTCTAGGCGAGGAGTTACAAATTTAATGTTAAATAATTTTTATGGAGATAACGTCAGATGGTTTATAGGATTAGTTGTTGATGTTAATGACCCTCTTAAATTAGATAGAATAAAAGTTAGAGTTTGGGGCATACATACTTCAGATACAGTGGCAATTTCTAATGATGATTTGCCATGGGCAGCAGTTTGCATACCTGTAACTGAAGGTGGAAGTTCTGGAATCGGAGCTAACTCTCAAATAAAACCTCGAGCTCAAGTTTTTGGTTTATTCCTAGATGGCAAAGACTCTCAACTTCCTTTAATCCTAGGTTCAATACCTAAGATAGAACAAATTAAAAATAATTTAAATTCTGCAGTAGAAACATATAATAACGATCCAACTGGAGAATCTGGAAGCGGTGCTTCTACTGGTATTGAAGATGATATCGCACCATATAATGAATCATTAAAAGCAGGCGCTGATGGCAGACCAGGCGGCGATCTTCCTGGTGGAAACAATAATGAAAAAGCTATAAACTTTTTTATGTCAATTGAAGGTGGAAAGTTTACAGTTGAACAGGCTTGTGGTATAGTTGGTAATTTATTAAAAGAGTCAAATAATAGAGGCGTTATCGATCCAGCTGCTATTAATAGATCTGAAGGGTCACAAGGAATAGCTCAATGGAATCCCGCAAAAGCTGCAGGTGAAAGACTTCAAGGACTACAAAAGTGGGCAGCAAGTGAAAATTTAAATTGGAGATCATTGTACCCCCAACTTAAATATATAATTTATGAACTTCAAAAATATTCATACTTAGGACTAAGTGCTATTAGAAAAGCAAAAACTGTAAGAGACGCTTCTATAGCTTTTGAAGAAAGATTTGAAAGACCAGCAAAAGGAACAACACTAGATAGGATTAATTTTGCATCTGAAATGTATTCTAAATATGGAACAGGCGCTCCACAAATATCTTAATATAAGGTTAATTAAATGGCAGAAGATTACATTAAAATGCAAGTCGGCGAGGCAGGCAGTGTTAAAAATCAATTTAGTAAATTTACTGGAAGAACATTTGTTTTTGGTTCAAAAATTAGAGTTGGCAAAATTATTCAAGTTAGAGTTGCTACAAATCAAAGTCAAGCTAAAAATTGGGAAAAAACTTTTAATCCAGGAACAGCGCTTGACAACACTCAATATTCAGAAAATGGAAATGTAATAACGTTTCCACAATTATACTCTAAAATAAAAGTGATTTATGAAGTAAGAGCTGAAACACAAGTTGAGTTTGAAGCTCGTGCTACTCCTCAGCAATTAAAAGCACAACAAGATATAATAGCCTCAATGACAAATGGCTTTACCGGTCAAATTGCAACATCAAAGATACAAAATTTAATAGGTAACTTTTCATCATTTAGTAAATCTGGAGAAACTAGTAATGGAATTAAATGTCTTACTAGTTCTGCAAGACCAACAAAAGATTTTACAAAAAGACCTATGATAGGAGAACTTTTAGCAGGTGCAGTTGATGGATCTGGAGATGTTACGTCAACACAAACATCAGCATTAAATACATTATTTAAATCATCAAAGATAACTTCTTCACCTAGACTTAATAAAAAAGTTTATGACCAACCAAGCGCTAATGCAATATTAAACGTATTTAAAAACTTTACTTCTGCACCAAAAGAAACTATTAAAGAAATTACTAAAAAAGTTTTACCTGCTAATCTTTCTCCTAAAGTTTTAGAGCAAGCAACTACAGCAATAAATGATAAAGATGATGGTATTTCACTTGATAGCAAAATAACAGAAAAAACAAAATCCGAAATAAAATCTAAACAAAAAGAAATACAAAATGCTGGAATATCTCTTAATGTAAACGAATGGTACCTCAAGGCGGCAGATCTAACACTAATGTTTTTGCTAGTGCTCTTGCTAAAGTTAAGAATATTAAAACTTCTGGAACTGGTAATCTTTTTGAACAAATTAAAGCTTTGCCTAATGGCACTACCCCACCTAAAGGCGTCATTTTAGATGATATATTGCCTGGTTTAAACAAATTAACTGGTGGTGCAAATTTTAATACAAATACAAATAAGTATATAAGCAAAGGTATTTTAACTCCTGATATTGGTATTACCTCTGTTAGAAATTTAAGTGCAAGTGCTTCTGGGTTTAATGGTTATTCAACAGCAAAGAAGTATAAATTTGAATTTTTGCAATCAGTTGATGAAATGAAAACTGAATTTGAGAATAGTTCTAGAATGAAAACTGGCGTCAACAATTTAATTCTAGCTCTCATAATTGGTTGGACAGATAAATTATATGGACCACCTGAAAAAGTAAATTCAACTTCTATTCACGAATTAAGTAAGTTAAGTGATCTAGAAATACAATTTAAAGCAAAGAAATCTCAAGCTGCAGCTGTAACACATCTTACAAGTGCGCGACATACAAAACTTTATGGAATACAACCTCATTATATTATATTAACTGATGGTAGAATACAAAAAGGAAGACCAATAGATGAAGTAAGAAATTCAGAATCTTGCTTGTTTGATCTGACTGGTGTGGAAGTTTCTATTGTTGCTAATACGCAAAATCCACCAAATCAGCAACAGGTCACTAGTTTAAATACCTTACTAAAGTACGCCTATAGCACTCTTCCTGGTTTAAATATATTTGGAGAAAATGAACTTAAAGATGGAAATACAGGTCCAGGAATTGATATTGGCGGATTGCGTGAAAAGTTTGGTAAAAATAATAGTATTGATAATCCTGAAGAAGGCGGTGTTGGATTAGATCGTAAGAAAATAGCATACATAGTACCAAAGAATATAGCCAAAGGAACTAAGAGTGCTTCAGGCGCTTTTCAATCTATTAGCAGTGATAAAGTTTTATCTGAATATGAAAGAATAGATCCTACAACAGGAAAAGAGCAACCTAGAGATTTACAAAAAGATATTGATGGAATTAATACAGCGCTATCTGACCTTAAAACAGGTAAAATAGATATAAATGATCAAATAAATAAATCTTTTACACAAGCAAAAGGTTCTCATGGAAAGATTCTTGGTGATGCTAATATTGCAAAATTACAAAAAGGCATAACTTCTGCTACAGGACAATCAGAAGGCTTATTAAAAGGTCTTAAAATACCTGATACGTCGTCGGTCCCTCTTTTAAATAAAATTAAATTCCCATAGGAGAATATGAATAATGCCATTTGCAAATAATTTTACTTTACCTCCAGGTAAAGCAGAATCTCTTAAAGATAAAAAAAATGGATTTTCAGATCCAAATGGAGTATTTCCTAAAACAGAATATGAAAGACAATCTTCTGTTAACGAGATTGCTCGTGGGTTTAAGAGAGTAAATGTAGAACTTGGTGGATCGGTATCTGATATAGATTTAGATCTAAATGAAGAACCAGTTTCTCTTTATCCTAATAATCAAGTTAAAGAAACTGCTTCTGGGCATATAGTAGAATATGATGATACACCAGGAGCTGAACGTGTTATGATAAGACATACATCTGGCTCAGGCGTTGAAATGCGCGCAGACGGAACAGTTATTTATGGATCTACTAAGAATACAGTAAGAGTTACAGCATGTGATGAAAAAGTTATAGTTGATGGTGATGGAGAACTACAATATAATGGTAATTTAAAGTTGAAAGTTGCTGGTGATTTTGATGTTGAAGTTGGTGGCGATTATAACGTTACAGTGAAAGGCGATATGGAACAAAACGTTACAAGAGGATTTGTTCAAGATGTTGCAGGTGATGTTGAAACTCAAGTAATAGGTAACAAAAAAGAATTAGTTGGTGGAACACTAACCTCTTTAGTGCATGGAGATAAAACTAATTTAACAAAAGGTAACTTCGAAGAATACGTTAAGAAAGATCATACTTACGGCGTAGGTGATACATTAAAAATGACTGCTGAAAATGAAGTCATTATTACAGCTTTAAGCACAAATATTACTGCATCTTCTCTTGCAGTGCTTGGTGATAGTGGAACAATAGGTGGGCATGAAATAGTTTATTATGGCAATACTGCACATATACCTCGAGTTAATTCAACTTCTATTCATGCCACACAAGGTGTCTTTGCAGATGTAGGAATGACTGCTCCAACTTTTAATGGTAATTTATCAGGTAATGCTAATACAGCAGGAACAGCAGGAACAGCTGCATTAGGAGCATCTGCAGGATCATCTCAATCTGCTGTGTCAATAACCACTGCTGAAAATACTTCGACTATTTTACCTACTACAAATATAGTAAACGATGCACTCGAAAAATCAGCCTTTGCAATTACAAGAGTTTTTATAGATGAATACAGTGAAATGTTTAATGCGCTAAATAGATTAGTACATTACGGTGGAGTTTCTAAAGTTGATTTAAACACTAGACAGGCAAGATCTAAACTGAGAGATCCTAATAATTTAAACAATGAAACATTTATGTCAGCACTTTTAAAAGATGGAACAATATCACCTTTTGCAGCTCGTATTTCTCCTGCTTTAACCGGAAGGGTTGTAGGTCAAGAAAAATCTCCTAGGAGAGGTTCTAGTGCAATAGGTAAATCAACTAATTTAAATAGAACATATATTTAAGGATTATTATGAGCTTAGTAAAAACAGATTTTTATATAGATGGAATTTATAATCCATTATTTCAAGACAGTATTACAAGTAAAACTAAATTAGCGCCTGGTATAACTATGGCTACTTTTTTAGGCGGTATTGGTGATCCTGTCACACTTACTCACATATTAGAAGAAAATGAAAGATTAATTTTAGCTAAACAATACGCGATTCATGCTAATGCTATGAAAACTATTAACGGATTAGAAGCAGTTGAGGAATTTAAAGATTTTAGATTACAAGTTGTAGAAGGATTATACAGGCCAGAAGAAAGTGAAGAATTAGATATTAGTGATGGAATTAATTATTTAATGTCAAAAGGCCGAGCTGTTGTTTATGAACTTATAGATCTTAAAGGCGATATAGCAGTAGAAAAAACATTTAATTTAGCAATATACTGGAAAGACAATTTAAACTTTGATAATATGATTTTGGATTATGACAACTATAATCCAGATGGTAGCTTAAATGCCCAAATAGTATTAGTAATGCCTGAAGTAATACCGCCTTGGTCAGTAACATATAACAATAAAATAGAAACTCGGTATAATAATATAAATCAAGTTACAGGCGAATTATTAGAAGTATTACCTACAACAGCTGCGGCATAACTGTTATAAATATAACAAAGGGAAAATAAGATGCCTATTAGAGCTTTTTCAATAGAAGATGGAAATATCGGGTCTAAAACTTTAGTTTCTGGTATTAACAGAACTTATAGCGATATTGACTTGACTTTTACAAAAAAAGAGTCTGGAGATATTTTTAAAAAAGAGCATGCGGCTGCAGTGAAGCAGGCTGTTAAAAATTTATTATTAACTAATTTTAGTGAGAAGCCATTTCAACCTAGATATGGGGGTAACTTAAACGCGTTACTTTTTGCTCTTAATACTGATATTGATGACGATGAATTAAAAGAACAAATTGCATCAACAATAGAAATATTTGAACCAAGAGCAGAAGTTTTAAATATAATTAGTAATTTAAAAGAAGATTCACACGAAATAAAAGTAACTGTAACATTCAAAGTAATTAATACAAGTCAAGTTATTACTACAGATATAAATTTAACGAGGTTAAGATAAATGGCAACAATCATTAGATCAACTCAACTTGATTTTGACACTATAAAAGCAAGATTAAAAGACTATTTAAAACAACAATCAGAATTTTCTGATTATGATTTTGAAGCTTCAGGATTAAGTAACATTTTAGATGTATTAGCATACAATACACATTTTTCAGGACTAATATCAAACTTTGCTCTTAATGAATCTTTTATTAATACTGCACAACTTAGAAGTTCAGTTGTATCTTTGGCTGAAGGCTTAGGATATGTGCCTAAATCGTATACGGCATCACAAGCTGAATTAAGTTTGTCTGTGCAAATAACTGCTAGTGATAGGCCAACAGCTATAACTCTTCCAAGAAATACGCAATTTACATCTGCTGTTGCAGGTATAACTTACACGTTTCAAACTCGAGAAAGTTTCACTGCTATAGATAGTGGAACCGGTTTTTATCAATTTATAAACAGTACAGATAATAATTCCATACCAGTATTTGAAGGTACTGAAAAAACTAAAACATTCTTTGTTGGAGATACTGGTGATTCTCAAATATATGTAATACCAGATATATCTATGGATCATTCAACAATGAGAATAAGAGTTTTCAATACTGCTTCGTCTCCTTTATTTGATACATATACAAACATTAATAAAGCTGTAAGAATTACTGATGATAGCAAATTCTTCCAGGTTAAAGAAGCGCCAAATGGCTATTATGAAATTATATTTGGAAATGGAATAGCCACTGGTAAACGGCCAGTAGCTGGAAATAAGATTGTAATTGATTATTTATCTACATTTGGTACTGTTGCAAATGGTGCTACTACGTTTACAGCAAATTCAGCTTTTACTGTTAATAATGAAAATTATAATTTAGCTGTAGTAACAACAACTTCTTCTTCTGGTGGAGCCTATAAAGAAAATTTAGAATCAATAAGACAAAACGCTCCAATCTCGTTTATATCACAAAGAAGATTAGTTACAGCAGAAGACTATAAAGGTCAAATTCTTGCAAATTATGGTGCATATTTAGAAGACGTTATTGCGTACAGCGGAGCAGACGCAATTCCACCTATATACGGTATAGTATATGTTTCATTAAAATTTAAAGATAATATAAACACAAATGTGCAACAAAATGTAAAAGATGAAATTAGACTTGAATTGAGTGCTAATATGGCGGTAATGTCAATATTTACAGAGTTTGTAGATCCTATTGAAACGTTATTAGATATTCAAACAACATTTAATTTAGATCCAGATTTAACTAATGCAACAGCTCAAGCTATTCAAAACATAGTTCAAACAACTATTAATAATTATTTTGCAGCAAATTTAGGTAAGTTTGATAAAGTATTTAGAAGATCAAATTTACTGACTATAATAGACGCTATTGATCCTGCTATATTAAACTCTAAGATGGACATAAAAATGAAACAAACATTTATTCCAGTACTTAATAGCACACAGGCTTATACAATTAATTTTCCTGCTGCTATAGCAGAGCCTCAGCCTTTAATACCAGTAGTTTTGACATCGCAGTTTACTTTTAATTCTCAAACATGCTTTATTAAAAATCAAGGTAATAGTTTTAAATTGCAAGTAGTATCTGTAGATGGAACTATTGAAGTTGATAACGTTGGATCTTATAATCCTGTAAATGGAACTATAGATATAGTTGGATTTAAACCTTCTTCAATTGAAGGAAATTTTATATCATTAACAGTTATTCCAGCTAATCAAAGTACTATAAAACCTTTAAGAAATTATGTTATAGATATAGGCACAGCACTTTCATCATCTAGAGCAATATTAGATTATCAAAATACATCGGTAAATATATAAATGTCAATAGATTATCAAAGCCAAAGAAGATTTAAAAATTTTAATGTTAGGAAAGTAAGAGAAGCTTTACCTGAATTTTATACTTCAGAGTTTCCAAAACTTGTTACTTTTTTAGAAAAATATTATGATTTTTTAGATTCTGCAGATGGCACACACGCGTTTGGCGACGACACTCGTAGAATATTTGCAACAAAAGATATAAGAGAAACTCCTGCTGATAGACTAGATAATTATGTTACAGAAATAAGTGGTGGTTTGAAATCAGGAGATATTTTTAGTGATACAAGATATGCTTTAACTCGATTAGCAGAATTGACTAAACTAAAAGGTAGTCGATTTGTTATGGAAGAATTCTTTAGATTATTTTATCAACAAACAGCTAAAGTTGAATATGGAAAAGAGTCTATGTTTATTGTAGGAGATTCCTCTAGCCAAATTGGTGTAGAATCTTTAAAATATATACAAGATAATGCATTATATCAAACATTTGGATTACTTATAAAAACAGGAATATCTGTAAACAATTGGAGTGAGTTATATAAAAAATATGTACATCCTGCAGGTTTTTATTTTGCAGGACAAGTTGTGACTGACGCTGAAGCTATTAATCCAATGTTGGCTCCATTATCTATTGCTGATAGTGCAGATCCAATAATTATTGGAGAAGCAGCTATGGCTTCTATAGGATCGTTTACACAGCTTACTACATTGATTGATTCGAATGGATTTGACGTAAGACAATCAGACTTGAATGAGTTAGTTAAGGACTATAATAATATATCACTTGATGTAATGAATAAATCATATCACACCATAACTCAAATTATTACACCGAACTCGTTTACGTTTGATGATAGTGGAAGTAGAGGCACTTCAGTAACTGCTACTCCAGACTTCTCACTAAATGTTGAAACTATGGATAACGATATATTCACAAGACAGATAACTGACTCGTCTTTCTAGTATAAATAACAATATTAATTAGGAAATAACATGACAAGACAAAATATTAATATAGGTTCATCGGCTAACGACGGTACAGGCGATACACTTAGATCTGCAGGTTCTAAAATAAATTCTAACTTTAATGAACTTTATTTTCAGTTTGGTGGAGACAGTGATGTATTAAGTTCGCTAATTACAATAAAAGATTCTGATGGAACAGGCGCTATTATATTTGAAGGTACTAGTACCGATGATTTCGAAACTAAATTAATGGCATCAAACCCAACTACTGTTGATAAAACTATACAGTTACCTGATGCTACTGGAATAATTGTTTTACAAGACACAACTGATACTTTAATAAATAAAACACTAACATCTCCAATACTCACTTCACCACAAATTAATGATACAACTGGCGATCATCAATACATTTTTGTGCCAGGAGAATTGTCTGCAGATAGAAATATAACAATTCCAGTTTTATCTACTAATGATACTCTTGTTCTTGCTAATAATACTCAAACCCTGAACAATAAAACAATTACATCACCTAAAATTGGTGGAGGAATTACTGATCAATCTGGTGCAGAAATAATTAAATTTACATCAGTATCAAATGCAGTAAATGAAATAGATGTATCAAATAATATAGCAGCAAACAACCCTATAATATCAGTTTCTGGTAATGACACTAATATTAATTTAAACCTTTCTGGTAAAGGAACAGGCGCAGTTGAAGTTACTAAGTTATGTTATACATCAACAGTAATGACTACATCTGGCTCAGCTCCAATCGGAACTTCATTAATAATAATTGCAAATAACAGTCCAACTGCAGTTGCT